AGTTTGCTCCACCTCTTAAAGTAGATTTGTGGATTTGAGCTGAAATTTGGTTGATTGCTGTGATTAAAGTTTGGTTCCAATCTTTTTGAGTATAAGGAACTGCACTTGAACCAAGACGTTTCCAACCATTGTAGTCCCATCTCAAGTTCCAAGATGCTCCTTTACGTAAATCTCTTAAGATTTCACGGTCGATTTCAGCTGCAACTTGCTCAGACAACAATGCTGTTAATTCAGCTTCAGCGTCAATGTTATGGAAAGCAGCAACGTCTTGTGCCATTTCTGGAGACCATTGAGCTCTTAATTTTCTTTCTGTTACAGAAACTGTAACTGACATAAGGTCGAAAGAAACCTCACCAATTCTATCTTCAAACTCTAAGTTTTTGTAGATTCTATAAGAAGCTTGGAAAGCTGAGTTAGAAGTAGTATTAGATGAGAATGTTGAACCTGTATAACCGTCCATAGAACCACCACAAGTGATACATACTGGAACTTGTAAATCAACCTCTAAGTAAATATTACCGTTAGCGTCACAAAGATTATCGTATTCACCTCCATCAGTACCACTAGTAGGGAATGGTGCACTTGCATTCATATTACCATAATTAACAATACCTCTACCGTATCTTTGAGTTACTACTCTAAATAAGTAAGGGTTACTTGTGTTTGCTGATGTATAAACGTTAGTTGAAATACCTTTAATAGTTAAATCAGATAGGAACGCTTCATTATCCATTGGTTGACCATCAGGACCAATTAACTTACCTGCTCCAATATTTGAAAATCCTGACATAATAAGTAATACTTTTCTGTAATTATCAAGTGAGTAGTTTGCTTCTGCTAAATTACCTGTACTACCATTCCATTGTGCAGTTACTACTTGTGTAGGATAAGATGTTGAATCTTTTGTAATTGCAGAAAATTGACCTTTAGAGTAATCAAATAAACCTGGTGGGTCTAATGCTGGTTCATTACCTTCATAAAATCTATCATAAAGGTCTTTAGTGTTATTATAATTATAACCTGCATTAGGGTCTCCTGTAGTGTTATTTGGTGAACCATATGGTGCGTAGTGGATACCTGTACTATCCGATGACCCACCACCAGTTTCGTAAGATTGAATGTTAGGTACGAAGTAGAATAATTTACCGATTGGTAAGTTCATTGCTTGTACTGAAACGATGTCGTTTGCTAATAATTTAGAGAATACACGTCTAACAATTGGGAAAACCACTGTTTCAAATGCACCTGTATCAGATGTAGTTGATGCTTCATTAATTAAATATGATGCTTGGTTTTCGTATAATTGTGCTACGTTTTCTCTCATGTGACCTTTAAGACCCTCTAAGAATCCTAATTTGTCCCATTTGTTGATTGTGTCTTCTTTAATAACTTTAAGGTGTTTCAAACCGATGTTACCAACAAGACCTGATTCTAATAATGCTCCCATTTTAGTATTGTTTTGTTTTAGATTTATTTTTATTTATTAACCCAACTTGCTAATCAAATCCTTCATTCTTAATAATTGAGGATTTTCGTAAGTTTTAGTTTCGATTAATGTTGTTGATGAACCTGTAGATACTGTTTTATTTAATTTTGAACCTACCGATTCGTTTATTGATTTTGTTTCAACCTTAGACAATTCATCTTTGATTGACTTATAAAGAGTTTTAGATTCTTTTAAAGTGTCAACATTGTCAAATCTTCTAAGGATATTTATTTTTTCTTTTTTAGTAGTTGAATGTTCTGTGAACAATCTTGTAGCGTAAGCTAAGTTTGAGTTGAAGATTGCAACTTCATTAAGTTTTTCTCTGAAAACATTTAATGCTTTTCTGTATTCTTCATTTTTTTCTCTCAACATACTAACTTCTTCTTGAGTAGATTCAGTTTTAACACCATTTTTACCATAAACATAGTTTCTGTTAGGTGTTATACCTTTTCTCAATCCTCTACCTTCTTTAGAACCCATTCCGTAAGTTCTTGCAGCTTCCTTAGTTTCTTCTTTCTCGAAAGCCTTTCTTTTAAGAGTATCTCCCTTTTTAGTAGTGTAGTCTTCTTTACCTTTCATAGTTTTAGACTTGTCATCTTTATCCATCCCGTAATCACCTTCTTTAGTTTCAGCTTTTACTGTTTTGGATTTACCTTCCATGTTAGCACCTTTTTTATATTCAAATTTTGGTTTACCTGTTCCAACCGATTTAGGGCCTTGTTTCATACCTTCTTTAAATCCGCCAGTAGTTTTTTCATATTTGAATTTAGGTTTTCCAATACCAACACCTTTAGGTTTGTAGGTTTCATTAGTCATGTGTTCCATTTCATCCATGTCTTCGTCTTCCATTTCATCATCCATGTCTTCGTCTTCCATTTCATCATCCATGTCTTCGTCTTCCATCTCAATTTCGTAAACAACTTCGTCCATGTCATCTTCTTCATCCATATCTGACATATCTCCACTAAAAATAGCATCGATTACATCATTAACGGTTTCATCATCTTCCTCCATCATGTCGTACTCATCTTCCTCCATCATTTCTGAATCGTCTTCCATAGACTCACCAAGTTTAACAAGATATTCAACGTCAGAATCGTCATCAGTTAAATGAATTTCATCACCGTCTTTTTTAACAATAATTCCATCATTTTCACCCATCGCTTTAAATACTTTCAAAATTTCTTCATCAGAAGCATTTGTTAAGTCGATTGGCATTTCGTCTGAATCCATGTCTAAATCCATTTCCATGTCAGAATCTTCATCAGAATCCATATCCATGTCCATAGTCATATCTACGTCATCGTTATCAGCAGACATATCCATGTCAGCATCTAAGTCAACCTCAGTCTCGTCATCTTGTTCGGAAAGAGATTCTTTTACTAATTGATTGATTTCTTCCTTCATCGTTGAAGCAAGTATTCCTTTTGCATTTTCGGCTATCGCTTCTTCAACTTGTTTCATTTGAATAAGAGCCTCTTGAACTAATTTGTTTTCACTCATATAGGAAATATATTTATTTAACTAATAAATATTACCAAAAAATAAAAAATCCCATTTATTAACCGGGAAATGTTAATTTTTTAGATGTTTATGATTTTATTCTTTAATAAATATCTTCCAAGCATAAAAAAAGTGGTCGTTTTGGACCACTTTAGTTTAATTGACCTAAATAAGTCAATTTATTTTTGTTTTAGATTAATCAATAACCTCATCAATCTTACTTTCAGAAACTGAAGTGATTCTCCATTCGTGAGTAAACCCTTGATACTTTTCAGTAACTTTAGCCTCAACGTCTGTTACCGAATAACCTTTAACAAGTTTTTCTTCTCTAATTTTTTTAATTTTACCACTGTTTTCATCAGGTAAATCATACTGAACTTTTGCAACAAAAAATTTTTCTTCCATATTTTAAATTTAATTTCCCAAATAATCGGTTAATTTTCTCATTAAGTCAAGTCCTTTAGATTGAAATTCTGAATTTTCAGGTGATTTATATTTTTTTTCTTCTTCTAAATTTTCTTCATATCTTTCTCTATCCTCAGGTTTAGTAAATAAATAAGCTCCCGGAGTTGATGGTGATGAAACCAAATCAAAACAAATTAATTCAAAATCATCTTGAACTTCGTTTCTTTCCCCAACCTTTTTTAAAGAACCTACTCCTCTCGAAGAAACTCCCATAGTTACACCTTGTCTCATAAGATTTGCTGCTTGGTCTCCCTTCGTCGATACAATACCTCTTTCGTGAAATCCTGGTGATGTTAATAACTTAAGTTTCCCCATTAGGATATTCTTGTCCCACCATATGTCTGTAATCATATGGGCCACTCTGTCTAAATCTATTAAAGATGATTCAGGGTGGTTAAGTTCTGAAGTTGATAAACCTTTAGCAATTGCCTTCTTATAGTTCTCAGCTTCTCTTTTTAATATTCTTTCAGGATAAAATCTTCCATTCCTATTTGGTGTATCGTATTTTTGTAAAACCGCATAAAATTCAAATGGATTTCTATAATCTAAATTTGACGCTTCTTTTAATATATCCGCATTACGTATATCTTTTGGTGATACCCAACCTGCATCCGTTTCGATTAGAATACCATGACCAATTTCATTCGCCTCTAAAATTCTTAATTGTTTCATTGATAGTTTTTAAGATAAATATATCGATATACTATCTTTATTTATTTTTTGATGTGGAAAAAGTAAAGAATTCGTTTTCTACCACATTTTCTAATACAATATTTTTTATTATTTCTTTAACGGATTCTTTTAATTCGGGAGATTTAAAATGAATCTCTTTATTAGGATATATATTAATCTCCAAATTTAAAAATGATTTTTTACCTTCAAACAATCCACTACTTCTCAAATCCAAATCAACAATATTATGTTCTTTAAATAGATTTTTATCGATAGAATTGAACACAGAGTTTTTAATTTCTTTATTTAAATTACTAACAATTCGGGGCCAATTAAGTTGATTTGATTTTGGTGACACCCAAGATTGAATATTAATATAAACTGATTTTAGATTTGTAGAATCTACGGTACCATAAACCGATTTTATTGGATTAAATAAGTTTAATTTTACACATTTACCTTTTTTCATTCATCATTTTTCTTGCACATGTTTATTTTTTTAAAAAAATAGTAAAAAAAACACTAATGTCAAAACTTTTCTGAATATTCAAATATTTGTATTATATGATAATAGTAAAAGTTGCAAATGATGGAATTGAAAAAGCCTTAAAGGTTTTCAAATATAAAGTTAATAAAACTCATCAAAATAAAATTCTTTTAAATAAAAAAGAATTTGTTAAAAAATCTATTACAAGGAGAACTCAGATACAAAAGGCATCTTATACTCAAAAATTTAGAAATTCTTTAGATTGATTCCTCCAAATTTTTTAACTTAATAAAATTTAATTGGTCGAATTTTTCTGTTTTTAATTTGTTAATAGTTTCTGATAATTTTGTTTTTAGTTCAAACTCTTGTTCTTTTTCTAACATCACACTAAGTTTATTAATAGTACTTTCTTTAATAGTTTCAAACTTATCTTCAAGAGTTTTTGTGTCTTCAGAAATTAACTTAATGAACTCTTTTTTGGTAGTTTCATCTAATGTTTCAACATATTTTGTCAATGTTTGATTTGCAATATTCACCATTGATTTTAATGGTATATTAATCGACTCTTTAATTGTTTTATTCTTAGATATTAACACGTTAGTTACATTCTTTTTTGAGTTAACTCTTTCCAATAAATTTAATTTGTTTGTATATACCAAAGAATCAATATCGGAATATTTGTTTTCAATGGTTTCTAATAAAGTTTTTGGTAATTTAATATTTGGTAGAATTTTTTGTATTAAATTAATTCCTTCTTCTAAAAAATCTTTAGCATCATTTTCATTTAAACCCTGTGGCGTACTTAATTGGTCGTATAATGAATACAACTTTGCCATGTGTTTATTATTCAAAACATTGTGTTTGAATTCTTTTAAAGATTTTTTGAATTCCTTTTCACTCTTGTAGGATTCAATAAGATTTTTCTCTATTAAAGATTTAATTTGTCCGAAAGTCATTATACTGTGTTTTCAATATAAATATTATGAATTTAGTAACTTATCCAATTCTTTTGAAATTTCTCCTAAAGAATCTTGCGCTTGACCTAAATCGAGTATTTTTGACCCCTCTAAAAGATTACTTTCTATTAATAAGTTCATGTTTTTTTGTTTGGATTCAGGAGTGATTTCTGTTCCACCTCCCGCTTCAGGTGCTTCTCCACCCGCTGGAGGTAATGGTGATTCTCCGCCCGCTGAAGGTGATGGAGACTCTCCTCCAAATCCTCCTCCTAAAGTGGCATCCGTTCCTTCAGGTGGTGTTTGTCCCGGAGCTGCAGGTTTTCCGGCATTTCCGTATAACTTATCAATATTATCAAAAATACCTGTTTTAGAGATAACTGTAGGGGTTGCTTTAAGCTCTTCACCAACAGCTCTTTCAATTCTTTGTTGTTGTAAATCCAATCTAATCTCTTCATCAGACCATCCAAAGATATGTTTTTTAGCCCATGTTGAAGATGTTGGTTGAATACCATTTCCCGGGTCTGCAACCAAATCTTTATATAATAAAACTTTTTCTTTCCAAACATCAATCTTTAATAAATCCGCTTGTGTAGATGGGTTAGATAATCCTAATGTAAAGTTTTGTAATTCATCTTCAAATCCTAATAAAAATAAATGAACGATTGCTATTTTGTTTAACTCGGCAATCATACTTTTTTGAATTCTATTGATAGTTCTTGCAAAACGAATATCCTGTAACGATAAATTTTTACCATCTCCAACAACTTCTTCAAATCCTAAAAATGCTTTAGGAACACGAAGAGCCGTCAATAATTTCTTTTGAATATACTCAATATCTGCAATTTCCGATAAATTTGTCGCTCCTGGTAATGTTGTTATTGGGTCCGGAGCTGAAGGGTCACGAACAGGAATGAAATAATCTTGGTCAACTGCCATTTGATTAAATCTCATATCCACATTACCTGTTTTTGAATCCACAACCTGTTCTCTTTTGAACTTATTGGCAACACGGTTTACATACGCTTCAACATCATCATCATTCATGTTTCCAACAAATACTTTAAACATTCTTCTTTCAGGTGCTCTTGATGTACGATAAATTAACATTGCATCCTCGGATAATAATAATTGTTTCCAAATACGTCTTGCTTTTTCTAACATAGAAGTACCATAAGGAAGTTTTCTATCGTCACCTAATAAACG